GAAGGACAAATCGCTACTCCTAAGAGTATTACTTGCATCTTGAGCTGGTCTAGGGTCCAAAGTTAAAGAATCTTTAGGCGGTTCGGCTGAATCAGTTGGGTCATCTGGTCTCAAAACACTATTTTTTAATGCATCAATCTCAAAACTATTAAGAGCAATTAAATTTTTGTTTTGCTCAACTGTAGTTTCCAAAGAGCGAAGGTCAGCCATGGTAAACCTTCTATTGTCCCTAGGATCAACCAAGACCTCATAAGAAGGTCTGCCATAGAAAGTTGCAGCTTGCGGGGACAAAGATGGGTATGGTGGTATGTAAATATCAGCCAGAGTCATATTGTTCTTGTCCTCAATAGGAGGAGAAGGCATTTCAGAAGCTGCGCCTTTCTTGATGTCGATAGAACCATCTTGAGCAATAGAAACCAAATCAAATCTAGGCAAATACCGCTGAACATCTGCTTGGAAGTTTTTATCTGGGGTTGGGAAGTGAGCACCACCTGAAGCACCAGTCTGAACATCGAACAGTGAAGATGCTCCTGGGTTTGTCGGGGCAGCTGCAGCAGTACCAGTCGAATGGGGAGTTGCGCTTGCTTGCTTTATCGGTCTAAAGTCAACGCTGTCACGCAAATCAAATAATCTGCCGTTTTGTGCGGTATAAGTTTGTATTTCTGCTGTTGCAATCTTATCAACAGCATCAGGATTAGAATCATCAATAGGGTACGAATCAACTGATAAGAACCCTATACCTGCAGTTCTATCACGCCCAAAATAATTGAATTTAACTAATAATCCTTTGTTGGTTAAATCTAGATCACTAGTCGGATTTTTAACAAGTCTTGCCAAATCATAATATGAATCTCTCTGCCCATCATCTAGCCTGAAGTGCGTAGTAACGTCTTCGTCAGTGGCTGCGCTTACGCTAGTGTTGGCGCCCACATAAACTGCGGAAATCAACATACCGTCCGGAACTCCCAATGACCAAGGTCCATCTTTGGACGCAGAGTGGCTTCCTGTATTGATGTGTACATACTTGTCTTTGTTTACAGTTTTCTTATCTGGTTGGCACTGAGTCCTGAGAACATCAAAGTATATTGAAGCGTTGAAGCCTCCAGTTAGTGTCCCTTCATTAAGTTGTATCTGGTGTTGAGTAACATTTGATAAAAATGTCAAATCTGAAGAGTTAAATATATAACCAGCAGGCATGAACTTAGCGTGAGCCAACCCACCAGTGTAAGAATTACTAGTCGCAACAGTCATACTACTGGCGCTAGCAATCGCAGTAATTCTTTGTTCTGGATTAGTGCCAAGGATTATATAATCACCAACGCTGTATTCAGTTGTAAACGCAGTAGCCACTCCGCCATGCTGAGTAATTGTATATCCACTTTGAGCAACAACCCCTGTTTTGTCATTGGTAGTTACATCATCTTTAGATACTACGATAATATTTTTAGAGTCAATAGTGCTTAGTGTATCACCAGTATCATCATTGTTTTGGTTCGTAGAAGCGTGAGACGTATTGGCTTGAACTACAGCTGCGCCAGCAGAACTGAAACTACCAGGAGTTTCAGTTCTGTATACAAATTGCGTTTGAACTGAATCCGAAGAGTCTTTAAGGGTCTTAACACCAGAACTTTGCAAAGGGAACAGTAATGAAGTCAAACTTGTATCTTCAAGTTTAGAGATACCGCCAGATTGAATAACGTCAGCTCTAGACTTTGATGCCTCACCGCTATTAATTTGATTTATAGATTTAACTTCGCTGAACGTCTTACCGTTGTTCATAGAAATATTGAAAAGGTATAGCCTGAATTGCCCTGTCGGGCTTCCAGATAAGCCTGAATGATACTGAAACCCTCTGATGTTGGCGGTGCCGATTTTATTTCCACTAAGTGAGCTATTATCAGAAAATTTATTTGATGATATTGATGTTTGTGTGGCATCATGCAAATCAACTTCGCGAATACCTTGGAAATCCCATGTTCCAGAAACTTCATTACAAATAGCATAGTTACCAAATGCCTGACCAACAACAACGTCATTTTTAATTTCGAATTCCTTGGATTTATCAATATCCAAACGAACAAGGTCAGTGAGTTCGGTGCGATACCCTTTAATATAACCAGTAGAAGGCTCAATCTCAACTACTAGCTTATCTCTGTCGCCAGATTCGGATGAAGAATACACCCCACCATTATTGATTGTCTTTAAGTGTTCCTCTGTGCGAACCACAAATGGGTTTAGGGCATAGTCGCCAGATTCTTCATATGTTCTTTTTGCCATCTCATCATCTAAGTCGCCATAACCAGTAGTATTAGTTCTAATAACCCTACCTTCTTGAACGTCCATAACAGCAAAGAACCCAGCAGTATTGGCTTCTTCCAAAGTCTTAGATTTAATTTTAGTTGAGATTTTCAACCTTGATGACCCAGGAGCAGTAAAGTTAGTCGCCCCAGAAGCATTGTCTAACAAAGAAGAATCTTGGTTAGAATCAATAATACTCTCAATAGTTTCGAAACCAACTCTTATCGTTGGAGTTACTGTATATTTACTGACAACACCGCTTTGACCTTCTGACCTGATAAAGTGTCCTTTGTGATAAACCACGCCCTCAGTAGAACGAGCACCAAGACCAAGACCAGTAGCACTTGATGATATCGTATTAGCAGCAGCAATAAATGTATTTCCCACAGCTTGTCTGAATACCAAAACTTCACTATCAGAAAACGCTTTAGTTGTATTATTAGCGCCAGAATCTGAATATGAAACGAACGCTGTTAAATAATCTGGAGCACCACCCTCAGAACCGTCTACTATATCTAATACTCTAGCATTGACCCCAGTAGTTTGCCCCTCAACAACGCAGTTGGCTAATCGACCACCTGAGAAAAATTGGGTTAACGATAATACAGTATTGTTGGCATTTTTATCTCTAAGTTTGACATAATTCCATTTCTGCAATTCAATATCACAACCATTGAGAATAGTTCCGTTATCCAATATTTCATCACCAAACCTCTCTACTTGATTTTGTAGGATTGTTTGAAGCTGCGTCAGCTCTCTAGCCTGCACAGCATATCCAGGTCTAAACAACACTCGATGGAAGTTCTTATCTTCATTAAAGTCGTCGAAAAAAGGACTTTGATTTAAGTTTGTTTCGATTGATGCCATTTATATTACCTTTAGAAATCTAATATGATTTTAATATCTTCTGTTTGTTCAGGAGTTCTAGTAACAGGCTGAACGCTCTCAGTGTAAATAACTTCACCCGAACACGTATTAGCCTCTGGACCCTTTATTAACTCAATAGTCCCTAGAGCGGTATTGCTACTTTGTTCTAGAACAATGTCGTCCTTTGTAAACGGTACATGTGGACCATAACTGTTTACATTATTTAGGTACATTGTGTAGAACGATGTATCAGATTGCGTTTCATCATCTCTAATATAGACAACCTCAGCATTCGCTCCTTGCAAAGCATTCTTCATTGCATTCGCTTTTCTTTGTTGCAAACCAAGCTCTGTAACAAATTCTAAAGTACCTAACTCTGCTGATAATCTGTTTCTTTCGTTTGTTATAATATCCTTAGCGTTTAACCTTTGATTCGCAGGCAGTTCGCTGATGTATGAAATGGTTGCCCTTGTCGTCAGTCGCAAATTTGTTGGACTATTAGAAGTATTAGCTATACTTTCTAGCACTTGGTGATTATTGTTTGAATTGACCTTTAGGATAGGGTCTTTCAATAAGCTGATCGTTCTAAATGCTGTATTCGATGGTATGTACCCATTTCCGTTTGCCGAAATACCCTCACTAGAGTTAAATTTCACACTTAAACAAAGTTTATCAGCACCAAGCTCTCTAACTGGGTCATTACCATGACCGCCAATCGGAGAAAGGATTGCATTTGCTGTCGCACCTGATCCGTGTATAGTGTTGGACGTGATTCTAACGTCAGCCTTAGTATATCCGGAACCAATATTAATTACTGTTATCTCGTCAACAGAACCAGTTGTTGTATTCAGTTTTGAATATGCTTGTGCACCGCTGCCATCACCAATTACTGTAACTGTTGGGGAAATCACGAATACTGAATCTGTATTAGGAGTAGTTGTAAATGATGAATTGACCGTCAACGTTCTTGTCGTTCCTACATATTTTTCGATTCTTCTAAGCTGACCCAACCCTGTTCCTTGAGAAATGTATACGCTAGATCCATTATAAAACCCCTGTACAGCTGAAACCCCAGAGCCTGAGATTTGTAATGTCTTTTTACCTCCGACCAAAACATTACCATTTGTAACTTGCGAATATCCCGACCCAATAGTATTCGTTTCAATAACCTCAATTGAACCATTAACCGAAGCATTTTGCACTGCAGCTTGGCGGGTTTGTTCTGGTGATGCATCTGGAGAAGATATTGTTTTCACTGGAACATGAGATGCAGTTAAAAACTTCTCGGCTTCGCCCAACGAAATTGTATACATATATTTCCACATATAACCATCAGAAGTAGTAAATGGTAATGTGGAATATCCCGAAGGTCTAACTGTTGATGGTGAGGCAGAATTATTAAACAAACATTTATACACATTAAACTCATCAGTCATCACATAAAACACTTTAGAATACATCGCATCAGTTGAAGACTTATACATAGAGTAAACTACACCATTTTCCCAATTGTGTCTAGGCATGACATGAGAAACTCTTCCGACATCTACTTTTTTCGCACCGATAAAATCCTTTTTCAATGTATAGTGCAAATTAGATTCGGTATCTTTAGATGTTTCCGGAAATGGTTCTGAACTCCAGTTTGAACTTTTACCAACAGCTGCATAAATGATGAACGAGTTTTTAGTATTCCTTCCATCTGATGCGCTCATTGCCTTTAAGAACGCACTTGCGTTTCTAACTGAGAGGTCTTTAGTTCCAAAGCTATATGTTGCCATTAAGAGATTGTCCCTTTAGTGTAGTAAACTTCAGCAGCGGCAACTCCAGCAGAGTTCCACTGAGTATTCAAGGTTGCCGAAGTATCGCTTGATACTATATTTAGTTTAAGTTTAACGTAATTTTCTGGAGAAGTCTTAATAATTATTAGATCTCCATTAGAAAAGTGTTTTGTAAATTCAGTCGAAGTCCCTACTAGTTGAGTCGGTGCCGTATTGGACAATGATACTGTGCCGTTAGCCAATTCTGTTACCAGATTATTTGCAGAAGTTGACACATTGACTGCGACATTCGAGTGCGCTTGATACCTTCCGAATAAGGTCTGCCCTGCTGGATGAACCAACTTCAAAGCAACTTCCTTGTATCTATCTAATGATATGGGGGCAATTAATTGATAAGAGTACTCTTGATAGAAATTGCTGTCTTGGATATATCCTCTCGACGTGGAAACATGACTCCTACTTGTCCCATAATATCCTTGAGAATTTGCTGTACCCTTTAGCGTCAATCTCGCTGTTGCTTGTAAGGAGTCAGGTCTTCCAGACTCCTGTATTCTTACCAGCTCTTTATCTCTATACGAGTATCCAGAATCTATAATTTTTAATTTGGTTACCGTTCCGTTCGCACCGACTGATGTGTTTATCTGCGCATTTTTACCCAGAACACCTTCGTCTTGTATTTCTGTAATTTTAGCTGAACCAGAATCACGCAAGGTTCTAGTATCTAACCCACCAGGAACATATTCACCTTCATACTTTTCAATTGACACAGTTCCACCAACACGGAAAAATATATTATTTGGATCTCTTTGTAAGAAATCTTGCCAAACCCTTACAGTCGTTTCATATGTACCGTTAGCATGTTGTATTGTGGCTGGAACCTTGTTCGGAGAAGCTCCCATTTTAATGTCACCAGAAGCAGTTCCGCTTATGCCGTTAGTTTGTACAATTCTATCATTAGTGTCCAAAACAGTTACCGAAGTATTACCAGTACCCCAATTAGCAGTATCAGTCTGTAGAGTGACGTATTGCTCACCGATACCCAGAGCAGAAATATTGGGCTCTATAACTCGAACCTTTGGCGCAACTGTAAACCCTGAACCGCTCACCCTATCCGAAAGACTTGAAATTGTTCCAAAAGTAGCAGTCTTAAATAACAGGGAATCTTCGAGCTTGGTATAAACATGCTCACAAGTTGTGTTTGATGTTGAGTCCGCAACAATAGCAACTGAACCTGTACTACCGACCCTTCTCAAGTTCTGACCGATTAAAAATGCAGACAAGCTCGAAGTGCCGAATTGGCTGGTCAGCCCAGAAGATGTATTTGAAGAAACCTTAACTGTCATCAAATCCCTAGTATCAGCCCCTGATGGGTTATACGCATTCGACTGGGTATTTAAAATTTGAGTAACAACGCCATATACATAATCTTCGCTATGGGTTGATACGGTTTTAGAAACTAGTTCGTCGCCAACGGAAATGGTATTAGTGTTAGCAAAAACACCTAGCTGTAAGACGTGGTCGCCAACATTATTTGCAGTGTATGCCGTAACCTTACCAACATTGGCTCCAGCGGTGGTATTTCCGATATGGAGATATTCGCCATCGTTCACAGTTTCCGTTGCCGTAGTTCTGTGGTATGGTCTGAGAGCTAGACCTAATGATTGTTGCGCACCCCAAATAGCAAGACCAGATACACCATCTCCTGTATAGTCGTAACTTGAAGATGAGTCATTATTGCCTTCAACGAGCAAATTAAATCTAAGACCAGTATTGTTGTTAAATGCTGGTTGCGAAGTACCAGAACACCTGTACCAGCCGTTACCAGCAGGCTGAATCTTAACATTGCTCCATGCAGTGCCGTCACCAGCATCGGCAATAACACCTTCAGCAACATCAAATACTGGGTATTTGTTACTACCGCCATTACCTAATCCCCTGAATCCAAGCCACCTCTTACTTCCAGTTGAAATGGCTTTGGCATAAACTGAAAAATTCCAGTAAGAAATCCAACTATTCTGAACCATCGCAGAATTTTTGACGGCAACATAATGACCATTACCAGACCCAGCTTGATTATCCTCAATTAAGTTTTCAGCTGTTAGCGTGCCGTCTGGGGCGATTACATGGTTATCCAATGGCGTATCTGAACGAGCCGTTATCCAATGCGAATTGGTGTTTATATCTTCAGAAAGTTTTAAGTAATTATGAACCTGATCAGTGAAGTTCTTATAAGTATCAACCCTCAAGATGGTAGCGCCAGAAGTGCCATCAACAATCTGCTGAACATGCCCATCAGCCCCTGTCGCGGAACCAGTTATAGTATCGCCAATAAGTATATTCTTACTATTAGCAACAGTAATCAAAGAGTTTGATGATGTCAAGAAAGGGATGCCACTAGTAGTTACTTGATTCTGCTCTGGAAATCCAAACTGCGGTGATGCCAGTATGGTGTTCGCGAATGTATCCATCTTGCGAACATAATTTCCTTCATTTATGGATGGAGCGAGTTCCCCAAAAATGTTATTGGAACCAACTAAATTGGTGTTAAATGCAATAGCAAACGAATCAGAAATATCTGGTTGCTTTAATCTGAAGCTGGGCTGTATTTCCCCATCACCGCCAGTTATTCGTATTTGACTTTCACCTTGATCTTCTCCATATATTGAAGAAGTATATCCTGAACCGCCATCCGAAAGAATGAATGATATGGAACCTAATAAATCAACTGTATCTGAAATAACAACTTTACCGAGACTACCAGTATCGTCTGATATGATGTCAACAACATCACCTCTCTTATACTCACCGCCAAAGGTGACCAAATCTAAAGAACTGATTCCTGCTTCAATATTAAAAGAATCGCCAGAACCATCAGGGTTCTTTAGAGTAATTGGTTCTAGGTTTTGAAATTCCCCTCTAACATTTGATAGAACAATTTGCAAAACGTCTCTGTTTCGAACAACCCTACCGACAACATCCTCAACCAGAGCTTCAGCAGTTGACGTTTCGCCAACAATAATCTTACCTATCAACCCAAAAATCCTTTTATCGAAGGCTGCAACTAAATACTGATCAAGTCTCCAATCGCCATCAGAAACCTTCAACATTTGATCTGCTGGGTAGTTTACCTCAATATCTTCATTATAAATGCTCCTAAAAAGGAGTTTATATGAAGAGAGAGTTCCTCTAGATATGTTAAAATATTTTACATATTTCGCCAAAAGCCTTTTATCAGAAACAACATTGTGCGGGACAGAAGGAAGGAGTGTATTTTGAAAATAATCAATATACTCGTCTAAGGTTGTATCAATACTTTTATAGTCTTGTATATTTTGTATAGCGTCTGTGAGCTTTCCATTTTGCTCAAGATACTCATAATACCCCTCAATAAATGCGAGAAAATTATCCCCATCTTCTTTATAGAAATCTGGAAATTGATTTTTTACTAAATTTGAGAGTTTTGCTTTTATCATTATGTCTGTTCGCCAATAATTGTAATAGAAGCTTCGTTAGAATCCATTAATAAAATTTGCTCCCTTTGGGGAATAACGTCCATAGTTTCGGTTGTAGCCTGCACCTTCATCTCTATCCCACTAAACGCTGATGGCGCAAAGTTCTCAACTTTAATCGAACCAGTTTCATAGTCCACCGTCCCAGCATTGGCAATAATATTTATCTTTTCATTATTATCGCCATATCTGAAAATAGTAATATTGCCCAACGTATCATCACCAAGATATGACGTAAATCCAGAATATGTGAACGAAGAAGAAGAAACAGAACCCTTTCTAATAGTATTGTTATAAGATACTTCTAACAAGGATGGGCTATTTAAATTTGGCGAAATCCTACCCTGAACCATAACGCTGGCATCATTATTCAATACTGAACCGCTGGATGTATCGTCTAATGAGCGGATAAACCTAGAAAACCTAAACCTGTTCCCAAATCTTTCTAGGTTATCTGTTGCATATTTAGAGATGGCGCCCCTAATATTTTGCTCAACTGCGCTCTTAGTCAATGAAGACCGAGTCGTATCATAATATGTTGTCACAGAGGGAATGATATATGTATATTTGGCATCAATAACCACAGGGTCAACCGCTAGTGGAGTTCTATCTTTAATAGAGAACTCTATATCTTTTTTTCTATTCGATGTAGCGAAATTCTCACCGAAAGGCTTGACAGCAATAAACACCTTACCATTAACTGCTGGCTGAGCCAACTCACCACCGAAGGCGATTACTGATTGTAAGTCTGGATTTTCGCTAGAAATTATTCTTTGATAGTCTTCAGCAATTACTGCTCTATTTTGAGTTTGGTAATTTCTTGGAGCAGAGAATTTTATAGAGTCAACAGTTTCTTGGGGGCGACCGCCATTGGCAACTTTAATAACAGAATTTATTTTAGCGGTTGTGTAATTGGTTCCGACGTCTATAGAGTCGACACTAAAACTTGATGACCCATTAGTCAAATCTCCATTATTGACCAGATAATCAACCCTTATAACATTTCCTGCCTTAACTGGTTTTCCTAGAGAACCTGATCCAAATATAATCTCATACTTCTCATCAGACGCCTCTTCTAAGAAATAGATAGGAGAAGTTTTAAATACTTGGTTTATATTAGTTGCTTCTTTATATTCAGTGGTAGTTGTGTCTGTTACCGATTCTTGAACATTAACAACTATGCTGGTCGTATCTACCCCTATATTCGGTACAATATATTTCTGAGGAGTGGAACCGACAACCCAACTAAACGTCAATGGCTCACCCTCACGAATTATTATATTTCCTTTATATTGACCAGCAGGGTTTCGGTTTATCTTATTAGATTGCGGTGTAACATATGTATATGTAACATCATCAACTGTTGTGGTGAACTTAGAATTTTTGGGGATCGTTATCTGAGGAATTGATGAATCCACACCCACAAATTCAACTTCAATTTCAGCAGATGCACCAATAGAAGAAACTGGCGTATATCCGAGCTCCTTTGCCCTTGATACAACTGAGTCTCTTTGTTGCGCAGTATCTAAAAACATCTCATTAGCAACCATATTCAAATAGTATGCATTATAATGAGTATTATATGCGAGAACATCTAAAAGGGACGACAAAGCAGAACCCTCAAAGTCATAATCTTTGAACTGACTTTGAGACCTCATGTATGTTTTCAAATTTGATCGTATATCATCAAAGTCTAGTTCTGAAACTTGTAAGTATGTGTTTGCTGACATTTACCTAACTCTTTCTAAGATTACATCCAGAACCACTGGGTTCGGATCGTTGATTATCATGAACGCCACAGAAACAACCAAAGCGTGCATATCTTGTTTTTCTTCAACCAAAACCTCAACTATATCAGCTCTAGGTTCATGATTGGCTATCGTCTCTCGAATTGCGCTTTCCATTTGTTGCTTTATAGCTGGAGAGAACAGCTCAAATAGATAATATCGAATCCCACAACCAATGTTTGGTTTGAATGGTCGTTCGTAATAGTCTGTGAGTATGAGCGACTTAACCGATTGCCTAACAGCATCTCGATTTATCTTTTTAGAAACTTTTCCAGTGATAGGGTGGGCAAAGAACCCCAAATCTATATCACTAAATATCTCTTCTTTCTTTGTTTTTACGCCCAACTTAGACATCTATACCCTACTTTGTGTTTTTTGATTCTTGTATTTCTTTTCTTCTATCTTTACAAAGTTTACCAATTTCAGCTAGAGCTTTCCTAGCTCTAGTGCCAGCTGACTTATTGCCTTCGGCAAACTTTTCGTTTTCTTGAACATACGTTTCAAATAAATTAACTAAACTATCGTGAGACATAAAATAATCCTTGACTTTTGCAACCAATCAGGTATAATAAATATTGTACTGCTTTAAGTAATACTAGTTTCTATTTATAACTTCTCGAACGATTCTATATCAACAATATCAGCGTTACTTCTAACTCTTTTCACTTTTATGCGGGCTTATCTGTGTCACCAGCAGAAGAACCTGATGGTATGCCATGAGTATGACCCTTACCAGATATTCCTGCGGAAACATGATCCACGGATGCTGTTGATTTACCAGTGATATCAAGATTACCAGTTAGATTTATATCGCCTGTCCAGTTGGTAGTTGGAGTCTCAACCGTAGTCGTACCATCAACTGTAAGGTTAGTGTCGCCTTTAACTGTGACACTAGTGTCGCCTTTAACTGTGACATTGGTATTTCCGTCTACAAATATTGTAACATTACCTTTAACGTGCAAGTTATCATTACTGGCTACGAGCGTATAATTATCTTTAACAACTCGAGTTACCTTATCACCATCAGGGTACAACTCATACATCGTACCGCTTCTGTGTAACTCCTTAATTCTTTCGGCACCCTCTGTATCATCATATTCCTTATAATGACCCGACTCAGTTTCCATTACATGATTCATCGGATATACTGGGGCATATGTTGATGGCGGTATGCTTATCTTACCAGCATCTTCTTTCGTATCATCGGCAACGCCTCTTGCCTTTTTATTTACATCTGACTCGTCAGTGTATTTCGGATAAGTGCCGTTTGGGTCGTTAAACCCAAGAGTTGTTTCCGCAGCCTGCGATGGTGCGCCAGCAAGCGTTCCGACGACAGCAGGTTCTTGCGCTCTATCTCCATCTAAAAAGAACCCAATAACCCAAGTCCCTTCTACCATACCAGTCGGTGATTTACCAATACCGCTAATGGAAGCAGAATCAATCCCGCCCAAAGGTATAGCCCATGGCAATGTTTCTGTGGGAATTTTATCTTTGTCGTCAGTGTGGTATCCGTATACACGTACACGAACCCGACCTAGTTGCGCTGGGTCGTTCCTGTCTTCAACAACACCGAAGAACCAATTAAAATTACCTTTACCGACAAAGTCTCTCATTCAATTATTCCTTGAATTTACTGTCTATCCAACACTTTCCATAATACAACACCCCCAACCAGACGGTAAACATTATACCATCAAAGTATGTGAGATTGTTCCATGCTTCTAATGGATCCATTTACTTCTTCTTTTTAGCTTTTCTTTTTTTCTTTGGCTTTTCCTCAACCAACTCTTCTTCTTCGTGCGCTGGCTCTTTTATTTCTTGAAGGAATTGTGGTTTTGATTTTTCATTTATTTCTTGTAAGAATTGTAATTCTCTTTTTGACCCTGGAATTGGCATACTAATCTCCTATTGTCTAATAGCCGTGTCTTTAACGCATTCCAAAACAGTTGACATAGATTCTGACCCGTCAAGGAATTTGTTTCTTATCTTTGTAATTAAATATTTACC